GAACCGCCGTTCTGAAAATAAGGCCCTGCGCTAAATGCGTGGGGCCTTTGGTTTGTGGGGGATGGAACAAGGATCGGAGGGCGCGGGCCGCGGAACTTAAATTACGCGGTTATAGTATATAGGCCAGAAAAATAAAAAAATAAAAAAAGTGTTTTCAAGCCGTAACCTCCGTAACTTATGTAACTTGGCATTTAACAGTATATATATAAAGAATAAATTTGGTTACATAAGTGGTTACACAGAGAAAGTACAAATATGTAACCAGAAAGATCAATATTGCGTTAAGGGGGGCGGGGGAAATTTTTTATAAAAAGTTTTTTCTGGCCTATATAACTGTAGCGGTTATATAAGGGATTTATCTGATAGTTAATTAATGAGGATAGCATGACCAAAGCGAGAAGAGGTCGCCCTGTTAAGAAAACCAAGTATGGAAGTATCCCCTCCCCCCTTTTGATAAAAGAGCGAGCCGTGCCCAAACATAATAAACTGGTCGATCCCGATAGCCCACGCAGTGACCCCCGAGGTCAAAAGAGAATGTCGGTCGATAAACGCCTTACTCGTAAACAAGAGCTTTTTGTAAAAGAACTTGTAAGCAACGATGGCCTGATAACTTTTAAAGAGGCTGCAATCCGGGCGGGCTATCCAGAAACATCTGCCCACACCCGAGCCTATGAACTAACCAACCCACACAAGTGTCCCCATGTGGTTGCAGCTATCCGGGCTTACCGGGCCGAGCTCGACGCTAAGTTCGACATAAACTATGGACGCCATATTCGAGACCTCCAGAAAATTCGCGATCTGGCTCTGGAAAACGGCGCTTACTCTGCCGCTGTTCAAGCCGAGTATCGAAGAGGCCAAGCCCAAGGCGATATTTATGTGAGCAAGTCCGAGATACGCCACGGCAGTATCGACAGCATGAGCAAAGAAGAAGTTTTAAAAGCTCTAAGCGAATTGAAAGACGGCTATGGCGAAGACGTTATCGATATTACCCCAACAGAAGATGACGAACGAAGCGGGCCTGTATAGGCAATTCAAGACCGCTAACAAATCGCGTCGCAATTGGGTACTAACCCGGATAGAGAACTGGGTCGGCCAAGGGATTCCCGATCTTTTGGCTTGTGATGAAAACGGCGGCTTGCATTTTGTAGAGCTAAAGTTTTGTAAGGCCAACGCGGTAAATTTAAGTCCGCATCAGGTTGCGTGGCTCACAAGGCATCAAAAGAGCAGCAGTTGGGTTTTGGTTAAGCAACAGGCACGGGCTGACGTTAAGGCCACCCTGCACCTTTACAGGGCGTCTCAGGCTATACCCCTTGCAGAAGACGGGTTGAAAACGCCCGCAGCTGGCACGTTCGAACACCCTTTTGATTGGAACGCTGTTTTTAACTTGATATCTCCCATATAATCCCATATGGTTATATGACGTAACCTGATTGGAGAATGTTATGACCGATAAGAAAGAACAAACACCTGCCCAAAAAATCCGCCACCAGTTGAGCGTGTTTCAAATGATGATGCTGGCTGGCCGTGATGAGGCGGCGATAAAATGTTTAAAAAACCTGTATCAGATAGCTGATGATTTGGAGGCCGCGTGATGCAATATGTAAATCCAAACGAATTAAGCAATGCCGTTTGCAATCTTTATGACGTTAAAAAAGTCGTTAAATCTTTAGGTCTGAATAATACGCCAAAAGATAACGAGGGTTCGGAAGGTACTATTTCGGACTGTATCGAAGACATTCTTTTGTTTCTGGAGGAATTAGAAGCAAGTTCACCATATAAAACGGGGGAAGCGTGATGAACATAACTTGCAGTAGAGAATTAAGCTTGGATGAAATAGAAGAACTGTCGGGCATTGCAAAATTAATGGATCGGCAAAACTTGATAAAAGATTGGACGGGCGATGGTATGCTGTACAAAACCACTGGCGGTAATTTTCATTTTATAGATCAGGATAAATTGCACGTTAATAAAAAAGGGGGACGCAAAAATGTATAGAGCAGAAGAACTAGAAGTAGCTATTGATAAATATGTAAAGAGCTTAGGCCTTGATGGCCTGATTGATTATGTCACGCATGACCTGACACAGTGTTATCATGTAGCTGACGACGAACTTATTGACGAGTTCATCAATCAAGAGGGGGGACGCAAAAATGTTTCTGTTTAGTTTTCTGGGGCGGCTGATCTATGGCAAGGATTATGACAAGCTAAGTCGCAGGGCCAGCAAACCCCGGCGCAAAAGGCGGCGATAAACTTTCTGAAGTTTTTGCTTGCAGTATATGCGATAATATGCGAGAAAGAGGGCGGGGCTATCCTGCCCTTTTACTTTTTGGAGAATGTAAAACATGACACATAATATTGAAAACAGCAAAAACACCCTCACTGCACTTATGATGAAAGTGCAGGATCAAGCCGCAAGATCAGCGGATTTCTTGGCCCCAACAAACGATTTGCTGAAAACCACCACTTTGGATGGTAAGCCGCAGATTGTCATTGAGGCTAACCGGGGTGTGCCAACAAAGCGGTTTGACATAAACGATACAGCCTTTGGTCAGATCGCCACCCATGCCGGGATCGATACCCGCACGGCCCGTCGTTTGCAGTCCAATTATCCCCGCGAATTCGACAACCTGACCAATGCTATCTGGCAAAAGGAACCCACCCGCCGCATGATCCGGACGCATTTAGCGGTTGATCCAATGGGTTCATCTACTGATGGCACGGCGCGGGCTTTTGTTTCTGATAAGTTTAAGACGTTCGATAACGTCAATTTGCTCGAGGCTTGCCTGCCCCAGTTGATGGATAACCCGGCGCAGTTTCAGGTTGTGTCCGCCGATGTTTCGGAAAAACGGATGTATCTGCGTTTAAAGTCTCTGGAGCAATTGGGCACTGGTGCCAATGTTGGCGATCACATGGCAAACGGGATCGGCTTTGGCAATTCAGAAGTCGGCGCGGGATCGGTTACAGTTTATCAAATCGCTTGGACGCTAGCTTGCCTTAACGGGATGCAGACCCAGAACAAAACCCGGTCAAGTCACATCACATCCGCCCGCGATGGTGACCATTGGGGCCTTTTGTCTGATGACGCAAAAAACGCGGACAACCGGGCTTTGGAATTGAAATTGCGTGACTTGGTCGGACACTATTCCAGCCGCGAAACTTTTGACGATATATGCCAGCAAATGCGTGACGCCGCCGCCGATGTGATCGAAGGCGAGGCCACCGATGTGACCGATGTGGTCAACAATTTGGGCCGCGTTATGCAGCTGACCAAAAAAGAAAACAGCGACGTTTTGAATGGCCTTATGGCAACCATCGGTCAGGCTGGCTATGAAAACAGCCGCCCGCTATCCCGTGCGACACTTGTGAACGCTGTGACCGCCGTGTCACACCGGGCCGATATAGACGACGTTGACACATGGCAGCAACGGGGCGGCCAGCTGCTCAATATGTCCGCCCGCGATTGGCAACGCGTCGCCGCCTAATCCCTGCAATATATACCGCCCAACTGGCCCGCCTTAGCGCGGGTCTTTTTTTGTTTGATCTTTAGAAATTTATATGCGAGAAATCTTATATCGGGCGGCTTCCGTCCGGCAACCTTACATTTTGGAGAATGTACCATGACACACCCTATCGAAAATATGCCAATCACTCGCGGTAATTTTGTTGACGCTTTGATTGTTGAGCGTGACAAATTGAAAGCCGAACTGGCCGCTGCTCAAGATCAGCTGGCCGATGCCAACCGCTTCAAACAGGGCTTTGCCGATCTATTTGCCGATCAAATTGATGCCGCTGTAAAGTCCGCGATGGTCGAATATGAGAGCGATTTTGATATTAGCGCATATGAGAGCGAAATTCAGGAAATCGCCAGCGATGGTTTTGATGCCAGCGATCACAGTGACGATATAGCGGAGGCGGTTGGCTTTGATATGTATGACCACAAAGAAGATGTGGCTGACATTGTCCGCGATATTTTGCGCGATGCCCCTTTAAAGATTGAGGTGTAAAAATGCGGCTTACCAAACCCCAAGCGCAAACCCTTTACCGCAAGTGGATCGACGGCCAGCACGAACAAGGCAGCACCCGCGACGTTTCTTTTCTGGCTTTCCGTCGGACAGTTGAGCCAACGTATGATGAAAGCGTCATGGTTAAATGGTGTGGAATGTATATTGGCATTGAAGCGGATGGATACCCCCACAGCTAAAATCTTCTAAAAATTTAGATTGGCCCGCCCTATTGATTGGCGGGCCTTTTTCGTTTTATAATATGGGATCACTCGCATACATGGAGAATGCACAATGTTGAAAACTGTAGAAACAAGCCGCGCCCAAAAGACAAAGGGACTGGCCGTAACCTATCGCGCCGGGTTGCAAGAGAAATTCGGAACGTGTCCGGCCAGCTGCGAATTGAACCCGTCGGGGTGTGGCGCGTCGAAGATCGATCAAGAATATTTAAACGCTCTAAGCTTGGCCGTTCCAACTAAAGGCGTCGCTTTCACTTACTCGCATTTTGCGCCGATCCATTGGTTTAAGAAAAACGGACCGGGTAAAACTGTAATAAATTACTCGTGCAAAACTATTGCCCAAGCTGCGATTTATGTCAGCCGCAAAAGCCGCGCCATAAATGTTCCCGTCGTGGTTACTGTCGCACTTGATTTTTGGAACGGCCGCAAAACTGTTGATAGTGACGGCGCGCGTTTTGTCCGATGCCCGGCCGAATATCTGCCCCAGTTTGGCTGTGCTCAGTGTGGCAATGGCGATCCACTATGCGCCCGGCTGGAGCGTGATTATGTCATTGGATTTACCGCCCACGGGGTTCACAAAAAGAAAGCCGCAAACCCCGATGACCCCGGCGGCTGCTATGCCAGCGGCGGCAATGTTCTTTTGCATTGGGAAGCGACGGCCGATCAATCGCAAGATGAAAGCGACGCGGACAAGGTCACCCGGTTTGCTAAAAGCTTGGCACCTCGCACCATATTGCGCCATCATATCGCCGGGGATATTGGAGAGGGTCAAACATGAAAAAATTAACCTTAACAGAAAAAACAGACATTCGGGAAATGCTGGCCGATGATAACAAACGGATTGAGCGTGCCCGGATTATGGGCACGTCCGTTGAAGCCGCTAACGCTAAACGCGCAAAACATTTAAGGCCCGGCCGTTTGGCTTCCCTATATCAGGTAAGTCTTAGCCAGATTTTGATCGCTGGTAAGGGCTTGCTATAAACCGCGACCCCATCAATTGACGATCTTGCCCGCCTTCGAGCGGGCTTTTTCGTGCCCTCTGGTCGATCTTATCGCCCGGTCACCCGATCCAATTGCACCAGCTGGACCACAGCGCCGGTCATTCTCTAAAATAGTTAAACAAGCCGGGCCAAGGCCCGCGACCTCTGGCCAAACCTACCGGGCCCGAGATCCGCGGGCGGACATCGATGTCCGATTTCATCGACCAGCTGGCCCCCGGCGCCCAGAAAATCTGCCAGCAGCCGATCAGTTTTGCCCGCAATTTTCCCCCAGCTGGCCGTTGCCGGTGGCCGATCGATCCCCCAGCTGGCCGCAATTCTTGCCCGCTGCTGACAGAAAATCGTGCGATATAAATAGTTATTGGTCCGCGATCCGCGGTCGATCGGCCGGGGAAAACGCGCCGGGTCCCCCGGATATCGGGTCAGAAAACCATGATTTTAAACAATAAAACGCGATCCGCGCGACGCGGCCCCCCGCGCCCCGGAGCGGGGGCTAGGGCCATGTTTCTCTCAAATATTTACATAAAATTTCGTTTGGCCTATAACTATCCTATAAAGCAGTATATTATCCCATAAATAACTAGGGTCCCCCGATGAATGTTAACCTGAACCACGCACAGCAAGAAAAGGCCCTGAAGCTTCAATTGAGGCTCGCCCAAATCGCCAAGAACGAGGGTTGTCAGGAAAACTTTTTGGACTTTGTTCGATCCCAGTGGCCGGAGTTTATTGCTGGTAGGCACCATAAAATAATTGCTGAGAAGCTTGAGCGGGTCGCGAGCGGCGAACTAAAGCGTTTGATTATCAACATGGCTCCGCGGCACACGAAGAGTGAGTTTGCTTCGTTTTTGTTTCCTGCTTGGATGATGGGCAAGAACCCGAGTATGAAGATCATTCAGGCGACTCACACGACGGAGTTGGCGGTTAACTTTGGTCGGAAGACTAAGAACCTTTTGGACATGGACAGTTACAAGGAGGTTTTCCCTGACGTTAAGTTGGCTGCGGACAGCAAGGCGAGTGGTCGTTGGGACACGAGTGCTGGCGGGATGTATTATGCTGTTGGTGTTGGTTCGAATTTGGCTGGTCGTGGTGGTGATTTAATTATCATTGACGACCCTCATTCGGAGCAGACGGCGATGAGTGCTCATGGTTTTGAGGATGCTTGGGAT